CCGACCTGCAGGCGCTCGGCTTCGCCGACCCGGTCAAGATGATCACGTCTCTCCCGGCGATCCTCGGCTTAGCGATTGACAACATCCGCGGCAAAATTTCCGACCTGCAGGCGCTCGGCTTCGCCGACCCGGTCAAGATGATCACGTCGAGCCCGGCGATCCTCGGCTTAGCGATTGACAACATCCGCGGCAAAATTTCCGACCTGCAGGCGCTCGGCTTCGCCGACCCGGTCAAGATGATCACGTCGATGCCCCCGCTGCTGGGTTATTCCCCGGAGCGCGTGCGTCTGGTCGGCCGCATCGTCATCGCGCTTAGCGATCGCAATGACGGCATGGTGGCGCGCCTCGTCAGCAGGCGCCGCGCGGCGATCGAGGCCGTCGCCGCAGCCGGGTGCAAGTCGTGGGTCGAAGTCCGCGCCGTGCTCGCCAAGGAAACGCGATGAAGAAGCCGGCGCCGCAGGATGTCGCGACCGAGCCGCCGCTTTATTGCGACGACCGCGAGCTGCACCGACGAATCGCCCCGCATCTGGGCTGGGAGAGCTTCAAGGCGGCGCTGCGCGCGTGCGAAGCGGCCGATCCGGATTTCCCCAGGGTAAAGGCCTTGTGGCGTGGGCGTTATTTTCCAGGGGTCAAGCGCTGGCTTGACGGCAACCAGGGAGCGGGCCGCAATGCCGCAGGTTCCAACGCGCGAACCGCGCCAGACGAAGACGGGCCGGAGCACTTCGATGCCGCGCCGAAAAAACCGGCCAGGGTTCAAGCGCGGCCGCCGCGGCCTGCCGTACTGGATGGCGAGCCAGATCCTCGGCCGGCGGGCGCCGGCGGATTTTCCCGAACCCTGCATTCCGTTACCGGCGGACGCGACTGACGACGAGCTCGCCCGGCTGTGCCGCGAGCACACCGCGCGGCTCGACAAATGGCTCGACGATCAGCAAACCGACGCCGGCGACGGCGAGCCGAAGGCGCGCACGCCCTATGACGGCCGCGTGCTCTCCGCCTGCCGCATCTATCAGGAGCATCCGCTCTCGGCCTTCAACACCCGCGTCAAGGGCAACACCCGGCGCTCCTATGTCGTGAGCCTGAAGGTGATCGAGACGACGGTCGGGTTGCGGCTCATCCGCAATCTCGGCGTCCTCGACATGCAGCATTGGTACGACGGGTGGCGCAAGCCGGCCGTGTTCGTCGATGCCGATGGCGTCGAGACGCGCGGCGCCGAGCGTATCGATCGCGCCCACGACGCGATCTCGATGTGGAAGACCGTGCTGCGCTTCAACGTCGCGCTCGGTCCGCGGCATCCCGCCAGCAAGGATTGCAACACGCTCCTCGAGGCACTGAAGAACGCCGGCAGCCTGGTCAACTTCGAGCGCGGCGGCGCCCGCGAAGAGGAGATGACCTACGCCCAGGCCGCGGCCTTCATCCGCGCCGCGCTCGAGCTCGCCGAGCGCGGCGTCATCCCCAAGGACCGCGCACTCTACATGTCGATCGGCGTCGCCGCGCAGTTCGAGCTGGTGCTGCGGCAGAAGGACGTGATCGGCGAGCGGCCCAAGAGCCTGCGCGACCAGGAGACGGCGGTGCGCCGCGGCGCGGCGGCCATCGATTACGGCGGCGTCGTCTGGACCGGTTCATTCACCTGGGAAAACATCCCCGGCTGGCGCTGGCGCATGAAGACGTCGAAATCGAAATACCGAACCGCGGCCAATTTCGACCTGACGACGTTTTCGCTGTTGTTCCCGCTGCTCGAGGCGGTGCCGCGCGGCGAGCGCACCGGCGCCGTGGTCAAGGGCGAACACGGCTACGCCATCCAGGAGCGCAGCTACCGCAAATGGTTCCGGCCGATCGCGCACGCCGCCGGCATCCCCGACAACGTCAAGCTGATGGACCTGCGCGCCGGCGGCGCGACGGAAGCCGAGGAATCGGGCGCCGAACTCAGCGCCATCCGCACGCTCCTGACCCACTCGGAAAAGCAGGAGGCGACCACCACCCGTTATGTGCGGCGGCAGGACCAGACCCGGATCAAGGTACAGCAGCTGCGCGAAGCGAGCCGGTCGAAGGCTGGAAACGAGGAGTAAGATAGATGATTTTAGGACAAACTCAGACCCGCCATTCAGAATCGCGCGCCGCAGCTCAGAATCGGAGGCTGAAATGACTAGGGAATTTTGGTCGGGGCAGCAGGATTCGAACCTGCGCCAAGTCATTGATTTATCTCAGGGTGATTCTGACTGCAAGGGTCCTCGCCTGGGCGCCGGCCGGGTAAAGCCAGGGTGCGATTCTGACAGCGGGAGCGCCCGATGAGCAGGATGTCCACCGGCTGGGCAGTCGCCGACGCGCGCGGCATTTTAGTCGCCACCGTGCGCGCCACGCGCGCGGCAGCAATTGCTTTTCATGTGGCGTGGCACCTCCCCGCGAGCCTCGGCGAGCAGCCCAAAGACTTCGCCATCCGCGGCCGTCTCGACCCGCTGCAGCACGAGCGCTGGCGATGGGCCCGGCGACATGGCTCCAGGGTTGTCAAGGTCGTCATCAAGCAGGTGCCGGCGAAGAATGGGGAATCGTTCCGATGAGCGCCCACAAATTCCTCATTCCGGACGCCGCCTTGAGCCAGCACGTCATCGCGCTCGGCAAAACCAGGTCCGGCAAATCGTCGAAGCTGCGCCTGATCGTGGAGCGGCTGCTCGATCAGAAAAAGCCGGTCTGCATCATCGACCCGAAGGGCGATTGGTGGGGCCTGAAATCGTCGGCGGACGGCAAGAAGCCGGGCTATCCGATCATCATCTTCGGCAGCGAGTTCGCCCGCCATGCCGATTTTCGGATCAACGCGCACTCCGGCGCCGGCGTGGCCGAGCTCGTCGCGACAGGCAATCGACCCTGTCTCATCGACCTGAAGGGCATGCGCGTCGGCGAGCGCACCCACTTCTTCATCCACTTCGCCAGCACGTACTTCGCTAAGGCGGCTGGCGAGCGTGTCCTGGTGATCGATGAAGTGCACCACTTCGCGCCGCAGGGCAAAGTTCCCGATCCTCAGATCGGCGAAATGCTGCATTGGGCGAACCGCCTCGTCAACGAAGGCAGCGGCATGGGCATCACCATGATGTCGGCGTCGCAGCGGCCGCAGAAGGTCCACAAGGACTATACGAGCGCACATGAGACCCTGATCGCCTGCCGCGTCATCACCAAGCACGACCGCGAGGCGATCAAGGATTGGATCGACGCCTGCGGCGATCCGGTGCTCGGCAAGGAGATCATCAATTCGCTCGCCGGCATGCCGCGCACCGAGGCATGGGTGTATTCGCCGGAAACGAGCTTCGGGCCCGCGCGCCTCATCTTCCCGATGTTCTCGACCTACGATTCCTTCAAGCCGCAGGCGGCCAAGGGCGCCGGCACGCTGAAGGGCTGGGCCGAGATCGACCGAACCGAGGTCGAGGCAAAGCTGACGAAGGTCGTCGAGGAGGCAAAGGCCAACGATCCCAAGGAACTGCGCAAACAGGTGTCGGAGCTGAGTGCGAATCTCAAAAAGCTGGAAACGGCTAAGCAAGCAGCATTGCTGCAGAAGAAGGCCGATCCTGACGCCCTCAAGGCGGCGGAAGAGCGCGGGTTCGAGCAGGCGAAGAAGAAGCTCGTAGCTGCCGCAACGCGCACGGTCGACGCCATTATGCGAGCCGCGATGACGTCCATCGACAAGAGGCTGCGCGAGGGCTTCGCTGGCGCGCGCGAGCAAATCGGCGGCGACATCGTCCAGATCAGTTCGGTAACGAAGGTGCTCGGCGCCGATCTGGTGTTTGAGCCGAGCGCGCCGGTGCAGCCGGCGCCACAAATCGCCCGGCCGATGCAACAAAAGCCTCCGGCGGCACAACGGAGCGCCCTGCCTAGGCGTGAAGCCGCGCCGACCGGTGACCCCGCCACCACCATCCTCACCAACCCGCAGCTTCAGCTCCTCAAGTCGCTGGCCTGGTGGGCGGCCATGGGCCACGAGCGACCGACGCGCACGCAAGTAGCGGCGATTGCCGGATGGAAGCCGAAAGGTTCGAACCTGCGCAACCGGATCACCGAGCTGTCGACCGCCGGACTGATCGTCTATCTGCAATCGGGAACGGTGCAGCTCACCGACACGGGCGCGCAGGTCGCGCCGGCGCCGGACGTCGGCATGGGCTTGATCGACAGCGTCCGCGGCGCCTGCACCAAGCCGATGCTCGCCCTGTTCGATGCACTGCTGCAATTCCGCGACGAGAGCACTTTCGACGTGACGCGCGACGAACTCGCGGCGGCCGTCGGCTGGGAGGCGGGCGGCAGCAACTTGCGCAACCGCCTCACCGAACTGTCGGCCATGGAAGTCGTGGAATATCCAGACCGCGGCACCGTGCGACTGCAGGAGTGGGTGAAGGACATGAGGTTGGCCGCATGACCGCCGATCCGCCCAGAGGTGGCTCACGCGCGCGCGCCCCCGCTCACGTGCTCACCGTCGCTGCAAACTGCCTGGAACGGGACGGTCACAATCCGAAATTGATCGAAGACATCCGCGCCATGGCGGCGGTCGCGGCCGAGAGCCAGGGCGAATTTTATAGGGCAGATGACGAGAAACGCATCGAGCGGCAGCGGACCTTATTCGCGATGGTACAGGACAGTCACGCAAAAGACCGCCTCGAAGAGGCGATGCTGCAACGCGCCTATGACCTGATGTGTGACGGCTTGCCGGTCGCCGCCGACGCAATCGCCGAATTCCTGCCGTCCGACAAAGTCGAACGCGTCTATGACGCCTGGCTCGACGACCAGAACACGCGCGGCGAAAAGTCGAAATGGTACTAGGTTCGATGCAGATCGGACGCATCCGCGGCGCGACGCGCGTCATCGGCAAATCGCAAGGGCCCCTGCCGCTGCGCCGACGAGCCGACCAATTGCACGGTCAACGGTGGTCGAGGTCGGCGAGGTCCCCCGGAATGAGCGCCCTCGCCTGCTTCTTCTGCGGCAAGAACGACGGCGTACTGGTGTGCGCCGATCAGGCGGCATGAGCGCGACTTCGCCCCCCCCGCAAGCGGCTCAATACGATCGAGCGGATGGCGCAGGAATTCGACGCGCTCGATGAGCGCCAGGTCAACAAGGTCGCGCACACTATCTGCCGTTTCGCCAACCGGAGCTGCCCTTGCGCCGACCGCAAAGGCGGCCCAGTCGGCTGCTGCGACGCGGTCCGCTCGACTGCGCAGGCGATCATCCTTTCGGTCAAGCGCGGCGGTTGAAGGAAAGGGAAAAATCTCCAATGCCTCGTGAAAATGCTGCGCGGCGGCATAGTATGGGCGCGCCGCAACCGGAGAACTTAAGAAATGGACGAGAAGCAGGCGCGCCTGATCACAATAGTCGAAGCAATGCCCGAGTACCGCGGCAAGCATTCCGGAGAATCTCCACTTTTCCGACGATTGGCCGGCGCGACCATTGTTCAGATCGGGGCGGCCAGCGGCGTCGACCGCCTCGGGGGTGGTGGCCTTGTGATGGACTACCCGGCTGCCCGATTCGCCGCCCCGGATCAATCGCGTGGTTTTTGGATTCAGCGAACTCGGCATGTGGCTCGAATATGACAGCCTCTCGGGCGGCGTAGGGGGTCGTTAACCCCGATTTGCGATTCTCCCCGCCGCCAGGAGGCTTTGCCAATGGCGGCGAAAAAGCCAGATACGCAAGCGCTTTCCGACGAACTGCTGAGGCTGCGCAAGAAGCACGCCGATGTGTTCGCGCGCGAGAAGGAGATCAAGGCCGATCTCATCGGCGCCGCGCTCGCCGAGGGCGACAGCCTCAAGATCGTGGTCGAGAGGCTCGGCACGGTGAAGGTGAGCCCGCCCAAGGATGCCCGGTGCACCGGCACGGCGCCACAGATCGTGGTCGAGGCCTTCCTGGCGCTGCCGGAAAGGGAAAAAGGCAAGCTCACCGAGCGCGGCATCGTCAAGATTGCCGAGCAATGGACCGGCAAGTATTACGGCTCGGTCACCGCCGAGCTCTTCCCCTGAACGCGAAAAAAGCCCCCGGCCGGAGCCGGGGGCGTGCATACGCTGTTGATCTCACACCAATGGTCGCAGCACTGGTGCCAGCCTAGGAGCCGGGGGAACGTCGACGCGCGGGAGCTCTAATGCGATCGACCGACGAGAATGCCGCCGGCGCCGGAGATCAGCGGCGCTAGCAGCGCCAGCACCGTCTTGATCCAGCCGATGACGCCGCGGCGTTCGGCGCGGTTCTCCAGCAGCAATTTGAGGTCCCCGCGCATATCCTTGAGCGCCGCACTGACGTCGGAGCGGAACTCGCGGAAATTGTCGTTGTGCTGATCGAACTTGACCTCCAGCACCGTGAGACGTTCCTTCTCGTCGCGGGTCATGGCAAAACCTCCATGGCGGCCGCGTCCGCCGGTGCACCGAACCATTCGGGATACTTCGACACCGCGAGTGCGGCGTCGACAAAGAGCAGGAAGAGGATCGCGCAGACGAGCAGCGTGACGTATTCCGCTTCATTCAGTGGCCGGTTGTCATCGGGCGGTATTCGGGTGGCGCCTTCATCGGATGAAGCCGAGGAAATTGCCGATCGCGTGCGAGGCTTCGTCCGCCGGTCCATCGAAGTGCGTCAGGAGCGGTCGCCAGCACCACGGCGGGGCCATCGGCACGATATCGCCGCCGCAGCGCCAGCCGAAGATCGGCACGCCGGCAAGCACGTCAGGCGCGTCGAGAAACACGCGCGCCGGCGCGAACAGGAACGCGCCGACGGGCGGCGTGCCCTCGTCGGCGAGCCAGGCGGCCAGCGTGAGCGCGACAGCGCCACCGAGCGAATGACCGATCGCCGCCCATGGCTTTCCAGCGATCGCCAAGCGCACGGCCGGCAGCACGCTCAGCGTGGCGTCGCGAAAGCCGCGGTGCATCGGCGGCAGCGTCGGATGCGCTACCGTCTCGTTCGCCGCAGCGGGCCACGCATCGAAGTCAAGCGCCCAGCCGAAGCTGTCATGCGTGCCCTCGATCGCGATGGCGGTCGCGCCGTCGATCGTGGTGACGAACATGCTGACGGCGCCGCCGAACTGACGGAAGGTCGGGGCCCCGCCATAGGTCGCGGCGGCGGCAAGCACCGCCTGGCGCGGGGTGATCATGACCCGAACGCCTCGGCGATGATGGCTTGCATGCGCAGATATGCGGCGCACAGCGCGGCCGTCACCAATATTGTAACAATTCGTGATGACATGTCTGTATAGGTCCTATTGACCTATAGGTCGTAACGACCTATATTGCCGTCATCAGGACGGAGTTGGGAATGCCCGGTAGCGGCGGGCGCAGAAAGGACCCCCGAAGGGTTCGGTAGAAGCAGGCCATGGCGCGAAAACATGTGCCGAGGTCGAACTGACAGAGTAGGCAGTGGCTTTCAGGTTACGCAGCGTGTAGCCGATCACGGCGGGATTGCCCTAATAGCCTTCGGGCGGCTCCCCTGAAGCTTCGGTGGCCCCACGGCACAGAAGGATGTGTCGAGAAGCCCCCATAAGGAAAGTAGCGTGGCGGTCTGCTTCTACCGAACCGTTCGGAGGCTTGCTCCAGCCTCCCTCGCAGCCGGTAAAATCACGAGATGACACCAAAAGACCTCGCCAATGCGCTCGACCGACTCGGCCTTACCCAAGTGGGCTTCGGCCGGCTGATCGGCTACGGATCGGACGGCTCGATCGTGCGCAAGTGGGTTTCGGGTCGCTCCCCGATTCCCCCGCTGGTCACCCGCGTCGTGTGCCTTCTCCGCGCCGGCAAGATCACCGTCGCCGATCTGGAAGCGCTGGAATGAGTTGCCCGATCAGAACTTGAACGGATACTTCAGCGTGACGCTCGCCTCGATTGCGTTGCCGAGGCTCGCCTTGGCCGGGCCGACCTGCAGGCCGCTCGACTGCAGCACGTATTGCACTGCCGGCTCGACGATGATGCCGTTCGACCAGGTCGATTCCAGCCCGATGCCGAAGCCCGGCGAGAACAGCCATTCCTGGTTGCTGGCGAGCCCGAGCTGGGCGCTGACGTCCTGCTCGTGCAGCGAGAAGAACATGAACGGGTAGGACGGCCCCGCCGTGACGCCGGCCGGCAGCAAGGGATCGGCCGGAATTTGCGACGACGAGAGATTGAACGCGCTCGGCAACAGTGAGGCGAGCGGACTGCCGAGTCCGAACCGCTCTTCGAAATGCGCGGGCCCGGTCAGTGCCAGGCCCGAGGTCGCGCCGTTGAGATTGGCCCAGTCGAAGTTGCCCTCGACGAAGACGAAATTGCCCGGCGTCGCGCCGATCGAGCAGCCATAGCCGATCGTGCCGCCGACCGCGCCCTGGATGACGGAGGCGCCCGGCGCGCCGCCATTGACGCTGCCGGCGCCGCCGAGCGTGTTGATGCCGTAATAATAGCCGCAGTTGTTGAGCGCCTGCAGCGGGCTCGATGGACTTTTGGCAGCGAGCGGCGGCTGTTTGGCAAGCAGCAGCGCATTGATCGGGTCGGCCGATGCCGGCCTCGAGAGAAGGGACGCGAGCACGGCGGTCGCGACAAGCGCCGCGATCATGCTCAAGCCCGGCCACTTGAAAACGCCGACCGGGCTGCCCTTCTCCGGCAGGAAGATGGCGATCAGCAAGCCGACGCCGATGCCGATATCCGAGAGCGCGGTGACGAGGTCCGAGGCGCCCGCGAAATGCGGCGCCACCAGCGAGACCGCGATCGCGAGCCCGGCATAGGTCGATTTCTCGCGCAGCCGCGCGCCGAGCCAGGACACGTCCTGGATCACGACGCCCTTGTCGAATTTAGGCGTAGCTTTTACGTCGTCAGCCATGATGGCCTCCTTGGTTTGTAGATCGAAGCGGGAGTTGAAAAATCAGGCCGCGGCCGCGGCGGTCGCCGCGAAAGTTATCGACGGGTCGATCGCGATCATCGCCTTGAGCATGGCGGCGCAACCGATCTGGCTGTCCCATACGTCCGGCGACCACTTGCCGTCCTCGACATATTTGCCTTCCTCTTCCATCGTGGTCGCGCCCCAGTCATAGGGCGACACCTCGTGGTGATAGTCCTCGTAGCCGGTGCCGTTGTAGAGGACGAGGAGCGTGAGCACGCCGCCGATCGTCCAGTCGGTCCATTTGCCGGCGTAGGGCGCGCAGCGCGTCAGCGCGAACACGGCCGCGTCGAAGAAGCTCTTGAACGGCCCGATGCCGCGCGGCACATGGCTCGACACCTTGTCATAGGGATCGCCCTGCGCGATCGATTTGGTGAAATCCTGGCTCGCCTCGCGCTCGTGCACGATCGCGACGAACCACCAGCGGTCCGGCGTACCCCACGCCGCCTGCGATATCTGCCGATAGATCGCGCTGGCGTCCGGCGCGGTGAGCCGCTTGGCGACCGCCTGGACCTCGGCGAGCCGGCCCGGCAGGATCACGGCCTTCGCCCAGCACGCCGCGTTCTCGGCGGTCAACGCCGATATATCGGTCATGTGAACTCTCTTCCGGAAGGGAAAATCAGAAGCTCGGCGGCAGCGGCACCACGCACCACACGATCGAGATGTGACCCTGCGCGTCGAGGCCCAGGAACGCCCACGCGGTCCGCGTCGGGTTGCCCTGCGTGGCCCTGGTGACGTCGCGGCCGGTGAAATGGAAAATCGTGCCGTCGGGGATGAAAGATCTGCTGGTGCCGTCCGGATAGACGATCGCCGAGCCATCGGTGACGCGGGCGACGCCGTCCGCCGCCTCGCCGTCGATCGTCGCTTCCTGGTCGATCACGACCGGATAGGCGTCGGCCTTGCCGCAGCACGAACAGACGATGCCGGGCGGGCAATACGGCCGCTTGAGCTGTTCGAAGAACTGCGTCACCGGGCTCGTTGGATCGAAGCCGTGATCGCGCGCGAAGGTGGCGCCCCCGTAAGGGCATGGCACGACAAGCACCATGCCGAGCAACACGGCGGCGGCGATCTGCTTGGTCATTGCGAGGGAAGCCTTATGGTGTCCCCGCCGGCAGGAACCGGCGAATCCGCACGACGCCGTCAGCGTCCTGATAGGTCCACACCAGGGCGGGATGCGCACGGCCCTCTTCCGTGACGACAACCTCAGGCGGGACGTCGATCCACTGCCCGGCGACGTTCACGCGATAGGTGCCGCCAGGTCCGCCGGCGTCGGCGTCTGCCGCGCTGAGCGTCGTGCCGGCGATGGTCGGGGCGAGCGATTTGAGATAAGCACCCGCTGTCTCGGCCGTGTCGGCGATCGTGGTGTGCTGCAGCGCGCCGGCTTCCTTGCTGCGCTCCGACAGGCCGTGGCGTTTCACTTCCCGCCGCCACTCGGCGAAGAGGTCGGAACATTCGACCTCGAAGCCGGTTTCGGTTTCAAACAGACGATCCTTGCTCAGCGTTTCGCCAGGTCTCAGCCTTGGGGCGGACGAAATAACGGTCTTGCATGCCGCCATGCCCCGGCCGATATCGGCGTCGGCAAGCCGGGGAGCGGCGTCAGACCGCCACACCGGGACGCCCGACGGGCTTTGCGCAAGTGCGCTCACCGACAAGACTGGCAACAACAATAAAAGTGCTGTCTTTTTCATCGGTTGCTTCAGGGGTAGGTGGGTTTTGTCGTGGTGATCGAGGCGTAAGTGCAGGCACCAGAACTATCCACGATCTGCGTGGTCACTCCCGTGAAGGTAAACGGCCCGAGCATGCAGCCGGTCGTCGTTGCCCCGATAACGACACCGTCCGTTGATCCGTGGATCGGCGTGTGCGCGATATTGATCCCCGACGCGGTGTCCACATCTATGCCGTACGCGATCGTATAAATGGACATGCCGACGATCGAAACATCATAAGCATAGGTCGGCGACGTCGTGACGAAGTAAATTCCGATGGAAGAAGCGTTGCCACTGAGGATGTCGCCGCCTTCCAGTTGGATGAGTCCGAACGCGACCGTCGAGTTGTAATAATAGAGTCCGGTGGTGGTGAAATTCTCTATGGAGTTCGCCGAAAGAGCGATGTCGCCATCAGAAGTGGTCGGAATGAACAGCATTCCGTAACCGTACGAATTGACGGCGCCGTTCACCTTGTTGGCGACGCCCCTTATTCCGCCAGGATCGCCGGTCGCCTCGAACCCATAGGCTTGGCCGCCCCCCGGAATGCTCGTCGGCGCGAAGGTGTTGCCTTCGAGCGTGGAATCCCCTTCGTTGACGGTCGCCATGCAGACGCTGGCGCAGTTCGCAAAATAGTTGTCTCGCGCAATCCACACACCGCCGCCGTCGCTGAGTCCAACGAAAACATAATCGAACAACATGCGTTCGTAGACGTTGGAGAACGAGCCGCTGTTGTAGATGGCATCGCCACCGACGGCGGGCGAGTGGGCGCCGTTCCCCAGGATGCTGAAATCGTGGAAATAGCTCTCCTGATTGGTGCCGGTGCCGATATCGAAGCCATCTTGGTTCGGCGATTCCAGGATGAGGGAGGACGCGTATTGATTCAGCCCATAGATTTGAAGCGGCGCGCTGCTCAGCGCCAACGCCGACGAAATATAGAACGCGGGCGCGTTAAGGAAGAAGTTCCAGTTGTTGGTCTGGGCGGTATTGAGTGCGGTCTGCAGCGCCGACGTGTCGTCGTGGATCACGAACACGCTGGAGCCGGCCGTCGTCGCCGTGGTCGCGAGCGTGATCGACGTGGTGCCGGCGCCGGAAGAGATCGTGGTGACGAGCCAATCGGCGAGCGCCGAGCTGATCGGGCAAGTTGCGGGCACCCAATGCGGGATGCTGGCGAAGCGCGCGTTGGCCCCCGACGAGCCGATGTCGTTGAACGTCGTGGTGTTGGAAAACGCCAGCGGAACCAGCGACCCGGATTTGTTGCCGCAGATCAGGTAACCGACGGCGCCGCTACCCGCCGTCCACGACAGAGCGTTGTAATTCGTGCTCGACAGCGTCGCGTTGCCTGTCGAAGTCGAAACCGCGGTGATCGTTGCTCCGACACCGCCGTGGCCGTCGATGGAAGCGATGGTGTACTGATACGACGTTGACCCGGTCGTGCCGGTCGGGGTGACGGTGAGGCCGGTCGGCGCCGACGCCGTGAACGCCGCGCCGCAATGGTCGAGCTTGATCCCCTGCCCGTTGACGAAGTCGATCGCGGAGGCGAGCGTGACGCTCGCGGACGACGCCGTGCAGGTCGCGGTCGTATTTTGCGACGACGCGGAGACGTTCGCGGCTTGGGCGGCCGAGAGGACGCCCATCGGGCATGGCAGTCCGCCCAACTTCCCGGCTTTGTCATAGCCGCAATTGCCGGGCGTGCCGTTGCTGATCGAGGTTGCGCCGGAGAAGTCGATGCTGGCGGCGGCGGCGCCAATCGCGGTGCAGACGCCGGATGCGCACGTGAGCGTCGTGCCGTCGCCTTCGACGAGGCCTTGCGTCGCATTGGTGCCGAGAGGCAGCGCCGCATAGGTGCCGTCGCCGCGGTAATAGGTCGTCGTGTTGTTCGGCCACGCCGGTACGGCGCCTTGCGCGCTCGCGGTCGCCAGCGCAGCGAGGCCTTGTGCCAACGCGACCGACACCACGTAGCTGCCGGCGCTTCCGTTCGTCGAGAGCACGCGGCCGATGACCTGGCCGCTCGGCAGGGTCGCGCCGGCGTCGTGGCAATAGCCCGCGGTCGTCGAGCTGATCTGCACATAGTCGCCGGCGGTGGTCGCGCCGTCGAAGATGCAAGTCGCCAGGCCGGAGGTTACGATCTGCGCATTGCCCGACGTCCCGGCGCCGTTGATGACGACGCCGATCGCGCCGCCGGTATCCGTCGTGGCGGTCTTGACTGCGGTCGAGGGCGCCCCGGTGAGCTTCGCCAGCGCATGCAGCGTCGTGCCGCCGGACGCCGCGTTGGCGATGTTCTGGACGGTGACGGGCGACGGATAGTCCTGCGCCTGGGCCCGCGCGGCGAGGCCCGCGCACAACAGTGCGACGACAAGCCATGCGCTCGCGATGCCGGCGAAGGCGGTTTTGATGCGCATTCCGTTTTTTCCTGAAAAGCTTTTTAGGAGAACGACAGCGCGCCGTTTTCGACCCACAGCACGCCGGCCGTGCCGGGCAGCGACGTCGGCAGCGCGGCGACCATGCTGGTGAGGTCGAGCCCCACCACAGTCCATTGGCCGGCGCCGTTGGTCTGGAGCGCGAGGTAGCCATAAGCCGCCTTGATCGCGGCGCCCGCGCCCTTGATGGTGTCGGAGCCGTTCGGCGTCACGGTGATGCTGTTCGACGCCGAGCAATTGCCGCTCTCGTCGACGATGCGCAGGATGGCGCCGAGCGGATAACCGGTCGTCGCCGGCAGCGACACGACGCGCGCCGCCGTGAGCGCGGTGTAGGCGATCAGGCGGTCGGTCGGCAGCGCCGTGTAGGCGGCGTCAGAGACCGAGGTGCGCGTCTCGAGCGCGATGGCAAAGCCCGCGACCGTCGACCCATCGCCGACCGCCGGGCGGCTAAAAGTGGTGTCGACGATGATCTCGCCCTGTGCCGGCGTGAAGATGGCACGTTGCGCGGCAGTGCCGCGCCGGAATTGGACTTGGGTGGGTGCGACCATGGCTTCAGATCTCGAAGATGACCGTTCCGGAGCCGCCGGTGCCGCCGGCCTCTATCGTGTCGCTGGTCGAACAATCGCCGCCACCACCGCCGCCGCTGCCGGTATTGGGACTTGCCGCGCCGCCCGCGGCGCATTCGGTGCCACCTGCGCCCGCGCCCGCGCCGCCGCCCGCGCCGCCGCCGCCGCTGAAGCCGCCGCCGCCGCCGCCCGCCGCATAATTGACGGTGCTCCCGGAAATGCTCGACGAGGTCGGACTGCCGCCGGCGCCACCGCTGGAGCTGCCATTGGTACCGCCTGATCCCATGCCGCCGCCGCCGCCGGCATAGGCGCCGCTGGAGCTGCCATTGCCGCCGCCGCCGCCGACCGAGCCGCTGGCGCCGGCGCCACCCTCGTCGTAGCCGCCGCCACCACAGCCGCCAGACGACGCCGCAAAATGGCTGCCACCACTGTAACCGCCGCCGGCGCCGCCGCCTGGCGCTGAAACAGACAGGCCGGGGCCACTGACCGAGGACGCCGAACCGTTGGAATTGCTCGCCCCTCCGGGGCCGACTGTGACAGTGAAGCTCCCGGCTCGCACCGCGACTGAGCCGGTCTCGACCGCACCGCAGCCGCCGCCGCCACCCGGCCCGAATTGCCCTTCGCCCTGACCGCCGCCGGCGCCGCCGCCTATGACCGCGTAGGACAGTGATCCGCTGCCGGTGCAGGTGAGCGTTCCGCTGCCGGTGAAGGTGATGTGAGTGCGGCCGCCGGAAACAACGACCGTGCCGCCGGAGCAGATCAGCCCGGTGATGATGGGAAGAGGCCCGAGCCCCGGAATCGGGCCGATCTGCGCCGAAGCTGGGCCGGCGAGCGCAAGCGCCGCCGCGAGCGCGAGGCGCCATGCGAACCTGAGGATTTTCATTGGTGGGCGAAGATGCTGTAGCCGCTGACGCCGTTGACGCGCCAAATGCTGATGGAAAATTTGTTGCCGTTGGTCGTCGTCAGCGACGCACCGGTGCTCGCTCCCACCGTGAACCCGGAGAAGGTGATGGCACCTGCGCTGGCGCCGTTGCTGACAAGCAGGATGCAGGAGCCGTCATTCGCCGGCGCCGCGATCGTAAAGGCGCCATTGTTGGTGACATATTGCAGCGGGGCCTTGCCGCAATCGACCGTTCCCGTTCCCGACGAAATAACGCCGAGATTGTAGGACGTGACGTTGGCGCCGCCGGCGACCGTCTGATCCGCGACCGACAGCCGCGCCACGTCCGTCGCCGGCACGCCGCTGTCTTGAATGACGTTGCCTGCCGTGCCGTTGAAACTCGCCAGGTCACCCGAGGTCGCGCTCGATGGGCCGCTTACGCCATAGGTCGACACCGTCCTGCCGTTGGCGCGGACATACTGCACCACGAGAACGTTGACGTTCGAGATCGCCATGACCAGCGCGGTGTCGCCGGCGGCGGTGGTGATGTTGGCACCGTTGTTGGGCAGGATCAGGCTCGACGAATTGTGGGTGAGCGTGAGTGCGCCGGTGAAATACGCCACCTTGAGCGTGCCGGGCGCGGCATCCGAAGCGCAGAGCGCGGTGATCGTGGCGGCGCCGGTGATCTCGACGACCGATCCGGGAGTCGACCACAGATCGACGGTCGCGGCGCTCGCCAGGATGGCGACGGCGCCGCCGCAGAGCTGCGCGTAGCCGAGGTGATTGGTGGTATCGAGATAGAAGAGGTTATTCCAGTCGGTGCCGTCGTATTCCTGGATCCAGCCGGTCGCCGTGTCCCACCACAGCATGCCGGCGGTCGGCGAGGTCGGCGCCGAGCCGCCCGAGTTGATGGAAAGCAGCGCCGCGACCGCGGCGTTGATGTAATTCTGCTCTTGCAGGCCGGAGATGGTGCCGGTGGTCGGCAGTACCGTTGCGCCCTGCGACATCTACCAGCCCTCCACCGTGATATTGACGCCGGTGCGCGTAACCGGGCTGCCGCCGTTGAAAAACTTGATGGTCATCTGCGACAGCGAAAGCCCGGTGACGGTGAAGGTGTCGCCGGCGGTCGCCTGCCAGCTCACCGAATAGAACGGCACGTCGTTGGCGCCTGGGCCGCCGTTGAACGGCGACGGCGTTCCCGACCCGTCGCGTCCGAACACGATGGTCTGGCCGGCCCCGAACACCGTCTGGTTCTGATAGTGATCGACGCGCGCCGGCAGCTGGACCGCATAGTTGAAAGCGACGCAGGTCGGCAGCGCCTGGCCGTTGGTGGTCAACATGCCGACGCGGAATTTCCAGGCGATGGCGGGATAGACGTTGGGCACGAAGGTCTGCCAGGCGCCCCAGTTCGGGATGCCCGAGGTCAGGGTCTGTGCCACCGCGATCTCGGTCCAGCCGTCGATGAAGGAGGTCGCCGCGGCGCCGAGGAAGTCGGTCTGACCGAGGAAGTCGGTCAGCGCGAGTTCGTTCTGGCCCTGCACCGTGCCGACGAAGCCGGCGTTGACGTTGACCGAGGCGTTGACGACGCCGGCGGCGATGATCCAATGATCCTGCGGGATCTCGTAATAGAGCGTGGTGTCGACCAGCACGTCCGAGGTGTCGGTATCACTGAGCGGGCCGTAATCGAGGTCGGTTGCCGCCGGCGACGCGATCGAGCCGTAATCGATCGTGGTCGTGGCCGACGCGGCGATCGAGCCGTAGTCGACATAGGTGATCGGATCGACGAACTGGAGGTCCGACCCGACGATGGCGATGCCATTGTCGAGCGTGCCGGTCCAGCCGGTCGCCTGCTCGTCATAGCCGGCGAGCAGATTGAGCGAGAGCTGGTTGCCGCCGATGGTGATCGAGGACGGCGTCTCCGAATAGACGATGAGGCCGGGAACGGGCTGACACCGCGCCGCGACCCAGAAGGTGCCGTCGCCCTGCGCGGTGTACGGCGGATGCGCCTGGGTGCGCAGGAAGAGGGCGGTCTCCCAGGACGAGCCCTGCCGGATCTCGTAGACGATGGCGTTGCGAAAATCCGAGACCTCGTCCCAGAAAATCTTCTCGAACCCGGCCTCGAAGCTCGCATAGAGGTCGGTGACGTCGGGAAGGGGCGACGCCAGCGCCGTGCCGGCGATGGTGTGGGTAAAGGCCGTGCACGCGGCGAGGCTTTGGCCGCCGCCCTCGAAGATGTTGAAGCTCGGAAACTTCAGATAAAGCACCGCGCCGATCTTCGACTGATCGAATGCGAAGGCGACGACGTTGTCGTCGAGCCGCGCGAACGGCGTGCCGATCGGCCAAGTCGCGATGTCGCTTTCGGTGCCGTAGGCGCCGCGGACGAGGAAGCTCAGATCATATTCGTTCGGCGCCGTCAGCGTCGCGGTTTCATAAGCGATGAGCTCGCCGCCGACGTAGGACACCGTCGAAAGCGCGAGCGCTGCGGCCTGCGTCACCGAGGCGAGCGTGCCGGCGCTTTCGCTGAGATTGACGCCGAGCGTATCGGCTTGATCGATCGTCGCCCCGCTGGCGTTCGGCGTCACCGCCGGCAGCACCGAGGTCGTGACGCCCATCCGCGAGCCGCCGACGATGCTGCCGACCTGGTCGTAATTGACCCCGTCGTAGCTCGCCCAGATGGTGCAGCCGCCCCATAGCGCTGGATTTACCCCCGACACCGCGAACCAGACCTGCCCGGCGCCGCCGAGGGAATTGGTGTCGATCAGCTCGGCCGGCGGCTCGAAGATGATCGGCGTGTTGATGCCGCCGGGGCTCTCGTTGTAATTCGGCGCGTAGCCGGTGGTATCCTGCACGCCGTATTGCGGCGCTGACACCGTGCCGAGAAATTCCTCGGCGGTGATGGTGAGCGAGAAGTCCTCGTTCTCCTCGATTTCGGTGATGCGCACCGGCTGGGCGTTTAGCCCCTGCCCCGGGTCGGTGACGGTAACGAGCTTCATCAGCCCGAGGATGAGCATGAAGTGCCGGCCGCACGTCCATTGGAACGTGCGCGGGATTTGCGCCCGGATGAGCTGCAGCGCCGCCGACTGCTGCGCCGCCGAGGCGAGGCAGAAGAAATGGAACTGCTTGATCGACGACGGCCGGATGCGGCCATAGGCCTCGATCGCGGCCTCGTCCTTCAATTCGACGTCGACCGGGTTGTATTGGTTGTCGCGGTCGAGATACTCGACTTTGATGTCGTTGAGCATTTGGTCGCGCGCCTTGCGCACGACCAGGAACGGCGAGTTGCCCAGCGCGTAGCCGGTGCCGATGGTGGCCTGGAGGGGCAGGCAATCGTCGGCGGTGAAGGCATAGAGCGACGTCGTGTCCGGCACGTAAGACGCCGTCGCCGCGTAATCGTAGGTGATGTAGATTTCCTGGCCGGTGTCGGCCGGATTGAAATAGTAGGTGCCGCCCTCTTCGTAATATTGCCCCACCCCCGGCGAGCCGGTGCCGGCAACGCCGGTCGGCGCATAGACGCCGACCTTGGTGAACGGCGACCCCGAGGCATAGGTGACGCCGCCGTCGGCGGCGAAGGTGCCGACGAAGCCGACGACGATCACCGGATAGTAGAGCGTCGTGTTGCCGGAGATGACCGGCGTGCCGACCGGCACGTCGTGGGTCTCGGTGATCGGCGTGACGGCGCCGGCGGTGACCGTCGTATCGCCGTACGGCACGACGGTGAGCGCGCCGTCTTGCCAGCACGCCGCGGAGTTGGTGGCGCTGGTGAGGTCGGTGCAGAACGATTGCGCCTGGACCGCCGACGGCGCCACCGGCGACACCGCCATGCCGAGCGCGACGCAGTAATTCTGCCAGATCGACAGGCTGCCGAGCCGGAACGAAGGAAAGCCGACGCCGTAATATTCGTTGGTGAGGAAGGCCGTCAGCGCGACCGAGGCATGCCCGTCGGGTTGACCGGGCAGCGCGCCGGTATTGGCGGTCGCCAACAGCTCGAAATTGAGGTTCGGCAGCGACGGCGCCGCGCCGAGATTGAAGTTCTCGAACGCGGCATAGGCGACGCCGCGATAGCCGAGCGCATGGCTCGCGTTGACCGCCTCGGTATAGGGCCACGGCGTCTGCGCGTAATCGCCGGCGAAGAACTCGAACGCCGCCGTGGCGTTGCCGCTGTTCGGCCCGGGATAGGTGAACGACGTCGAGGTGGACGTGACCGCGACCGGCGAGCCGTTGATCCACGCGGAAACGAGCTCGAGCGGCCCTTCGCCGAGCGCGAGGAGAAAGGTCGAGAAATATTCGGTCTGGCCCTGCCCCTTGAACAGCGATGCGACCGTGCCGCCCTTGCCGCTCTTTACCGACTGGTTGTTGAAGTTGTAATTGTCGATCAGGTTGCCGGCGAGCCGCTGCTGGCCGCCGAGCAACAATGCGATCGGCACGCCTTGGAGCGAAGTATTGACGCGCAGCGCTGTCGCCGGCGGCGCCGTCTGCGGTCCGCTGAAGAGGCCGGTGAAGAATCGCGCCACATCACGTTCCCGACAGGTACTCGCCCGTCAAAAGACGGGCGCGAACGCCCTTTTGGCGCTCAAAACAGCGAAAAGAATTTGATGTCTTGGACCGGCAGCCCGAGCTTGGGATTGAGCCCGGAGCCGCGCCGCGTCACGCGCGCGGCGAAATGCGCGTGCACGATCGCGGGCCACCCGGGCTCCATGATCAGCGCGCCGTGGCAGAAGCAAAGCCCGGCCTTGTAGAGGACGACATCGCCGGGTTTGGCCTCGGCTTCGCCGATCTCGTTGCCGAATTTGTTGAGCCAACCGAGATAATGCTCGTCGCTCTGGTGCAGGAAGTGCTGCGGCGAGTAGTAGCCGATGTCGAACGGCGCCAGCAGACCCGCCTCGACGAACACGCATTTGAGCAGCGTCGCGCAATCGCAGCCGGCGCCCTTGACCTCGCCGTGGTCGTGATAGGGCGTGCCGATCCAAGTCGCTGCGATCGCGCAGACGTTTGCCCGCGCCGCGGCCTCGTCGGGGCAAGTGCCTTGCATGTCAGATCAGGCGGAACATAATCTGATCAGAACCACTTTTCGGATCGGGCTCATGTCATCGTCTCCGGCGCCGGAACGAACGGCATGCCGCCGTAATTGGCCTGGTTGCCGAACGCGCC